AGCATACGTGGTCGGCACGCCCTGGCGAGATGACTTCGTCAACGTGCAGCCCTTCGAGGACACGCTCGGACCGTACGGCGGGCCGACAGGCTTCGACAGCTGGTACGACGAGCTGTACGGCACGAACATTTTGCCTCTCGAGATCGAAGCGTTCGACGAGGCGTGGGGCAACGATTCGTTCAGCACGTCGGGGCCGATGTGGTCGCCAGGCACGGCGCAGGATGCGGTGCTCCGCGGCAAGCCGCTGACCTTCCCGCTCGAGGTGCCGCCAGACAAGGCGCTGCTGGTGGTGATCACCGACGTCGCCGGGCCGGGTCTGCTGCACGTCACGCCGGGAACCTACAACACGATCGGCGACCTCATCGTCGAGCTGCAAACGCAGTGGGATCTGTACATCGGCTTCGCGTCAGGCATCGCGTGGGGAAGCTGGAGCGAAGGCGGCGAAGAGGGGTTGACCTTCGGATGGGATGGCGTGTCGTTCTCCGCCATGATGATCATGTTCGGCGAGCTGGCGAGCCAAACCGCCAACGACCTGCGCGAGACGATCGGCATGATCGGATTCGGCATCAACGGCGCGGCGACTCGGCTCGTCGTCGGCGCGTGGCTGTTCCCGCCGATCCCGACAGTCGACCCGACCGACAAGTTCTATTACGACAACTGGTCGCTGATAGACTTCGTGGTCGACACCGACCCGTACATGGCAGACTACCCGCTCGTGTACGAGCAGTACTATGCGCTGTTCGACACCGCCGTACCCGATCCGACCTGCGTCGAGCGCTTCACGCTCGAAGGGTGGGTGTCGCCGAGCGCGGTCTGGATCGACGAGTACTCGCCGACCGACCTCGCGGCGGCGATGTTCGACGGCGGCACGGTCAACATGGAAGAGTTCGATCCGGCCGAATGGCCGGACGAGATTTGGACGTAAGGAGTGAACGATGGGACAGGCCGATTGGGGTGATCTCGGAGGAGCGTTGAGCGACGCGACGCTCAAGCGCGGCGTGACCGCAGGCATCGCGGGGCCGGCTGGCAGCAACGGATTCGTGTTCGGCTTCAACAGCTTGGACGGCACCGCCACCGGCGCGCACGGCAAGTTCGTCGACCTGCCCGGCTTCACGCCGACAGGCAGCTTGCTGACCAACCCCGACGGCGGCGGAGGCGTGCGCGGCGCGGTGAAGCGCGTCGCCTCGCCGAACAACACAGGCATGACGCCGGTGCTGTTCTTCTGCTGCCAAGGTGGACCGCCGACCGTCAACGACGAGGCGTACATGCTCGGCCTCATGGACCGCGACCCGTACAAGATCGTTCTCGCCAAGGGACCGATCGTCGGCGGTATCACCGAAGACATGGAGGACGGCAAGCTGCTAGTCGAAGGCTCGCAAGAGTTCGCGATGGGCGACGGCCTTTGGCACCACTTGAGGCTTGACCCGATCGTCGAGCCGAACGGCGACGTGTTGCTCAAGTGCTACTACAGCGATCTGAACGTCCACGACATACACACGCCCGACTGGCAGCTCGTGCCCGGTTTCAGCGCCGACGGCTACATCGACGACGCGCTGCATATCGAAACGGGCACCGCGCCGCTGTGGGGTGGATACGTCGGCTTTGCGTTCGCGATCAATCAGGCACTGAACAGGAGAGGAGCGTTCGACGCGCTGCAAGCGTTCCGAGCGATCTAGAAGATGGGAGCTACTTGGTTCGACCGAGATCGTGGTGTCCGCTCAGGGCGTGTGGTTCCGTCGGTGATCACTCCCGCCGACGGCGAGCGCGTCTTCGTGCTCGGCGCAGAGGCGCTCGAGGAGCTTGCACAGGTCGGCGTCGGCGACTTCACCGAGGTGACGCAGAACATCGACCTGACAGGCATCGACATCGTCGGCGCGACGCTCGACACGATCGGCACCATGATGGGCCAGTACCAAGCGCTCGCAGGCTTCGACTACTCCGACCCGCTGCACGTCTTCGGCTTCGACTTCAAGGTGCCGAACGTCCCGGCAGCGAACAAGGTGGCTGGCGGCTTCGCGCTCACCGACGCAGGCGACATCGAGTCGGCGAAGGAGACGTACTCGCCGAACGAGTCGTACTGCAGGGAGATCCCCGAAGGCGTAGGAGCCGCGTCACTCGTGGGCGACAACGTGCCGCAGGCGTTCCCGCCATTGCTGCCGCAGTTCACGTTGCAGTGGTGGATGAATTTCCGAAGCGACCTCTACCCGTCGTCGACAGGGATAAGCCCCGAGGTGCTCAACGCGTATCAGACACTCGTCGGCGGGTTGCGTCTCAGGCTGTTCGGCGCAGCGGGTTTGCACGAGTGGCGATTCGGACTCGAGATGCACGCGCCCGCGCTGTTTCAGTCGAATTTGATCGGCGGCTTCGTCATCGACGCGCCGCAGGGCTGGCGGCTGTACACGATCCGTTTCGACCAAGCGCTCGCGCCACCGAACCAGCTCGAGGTGTTCGTCGACGACGCGCTCGCGGCCGGGTGCCTTGGCAACTATCCGTTTGTCCCAGCGGCACCGCCAAGCCCCGCGAGCATCGTCTACGGCGACCCCGAGCTTGTCGGGCAGGTCGACGACATCCGGTTGATCTCTCGCTGGTTGTCGGACGTCGAGATCGCGGACTCGTATGCGGGGTGCATCGCCAACCCCGCGCCGGTCGACTTCAAGTGGGTGATGCAAATTCGGATCGACGGACGGCTGTACGCCGAGCGGACGATCGCAAGCGACGAGCAACGAACGTGGACGGACTTTCTTGCCCCGGTGCGACTGCTGACCGGGCCGCATGAGGTGACGTTCCGCCTCAAGCTCGAGCTGGCATAGGAGAAGCGATGTTCAATACGCCGAAGATGGGTATCCCGTGGATGAGCGAGTTCGAAGACCCGTTTATCGTCACCGACCAAGCGAAGGCCGCGGCCGTCGACAACTGGTTGCAGGCGATCTACGAGAGCACGTCGTACGGAGTCAACACGACAGGCCCAGTAGACGTCGATACAAGCGCGAACACGGTGACGTGGCACAATCCGATCATCGTCGCATCGGCGCAGACGGGTGGCGTTCTGCGCGTGCTCGCCAACACGCACGCGTGCGCTGACGGCGAGGTGCTCTACATCGAAGCACCAGCACGCCCGCTGCCAGTTGGCATGACAGACGTGCCGATGCTGAACGGCCCGGCGCTCGGCGTGTCGCAGACGGCGATCGTCATCGGGCGGCGCTACGGCGGCGATTTCTACTTCGCGAACCGCGCAGTCGAGGCGAATTACCACTACTTCGGCGAGTCCTCGTTTTGCGAACTCAAGGAGGAGCAGCCCGCCGCGACAGACGCTGGCGACTTCAACTCGGGATCGTGGGTGGTGCGCGCCCTCAACTCGCAGCAGGCAGGACAAGGCGACGACATCGCGTTCACCGCACCGCCGACGGTCGAGCTGCAGAAGGGAACCTATTTCGTCGAAGCCTCCGCACCCGCGTACCGCGTGGACAAGCACCAGACGCGGCTGCGCGACATAACGACAGGCACGACCCTGTTGCAAGGGTCGACGGAGATGTGCGGAGCAAGCACCGGACTTTTCATCGACGTCTACGTCCAGACGCGCAGCTTTGTCTCGGGCTACATCGATCTGAGAGACGTCACCGAGGTGCAGCTGCAGCACCGCTGCTTTCAGACGCGACTAGTCGACGGACTCGGACTCGGCGTGTGGGGACCGGGCGACGACTTCGGCGAGACGGAATGCTTTGCTAAGATGCGCATCAAGCGCGTCAGGTAGGAGGAGCCATGCAACCGACCAACCGAGAAAAGTTCCAGTGGGGAACGGTTGAGCTGACCGGGCAGAAAGAAAAAGAGGTCAAGTTCGGCGAGGCGTTCGACGACGTGCCGCAGAACGTACAGCTGACGCTGGCCGGTGCTGGCGACGGCTCGCCAGAGGTTCACGACACGAAGAAGGACGGCTTCAAGGTCAAGGTGCCGAAGAACTACAACGGCAAAATCATGTGGCTCGCAATCGGCAAGCTCGACAAGGACAAGGCCACGGCGAAAGAGATCGAGAAGTAGCAGATGCCGCTGACTATCGACCAGTTGCTCGCAACCCTCGCCGTCGACGCGGCATCGGCGACCGTCGTCGCCGGGCGCATCGCGGTGATCCAGCGCGACCCGCAGCCCGACGAGACAGGGATCGCGATCGACACCGACGTCCGATTCTTGATCGTCGACCTCGACGCCGACCCGCTCGCGCCTGGCGTGCTGCCGACGTTCGACATAAACATCGAGGGTGCGCTCGCAGGTTCGTACAGCGGCGGCGTGTTCACGCCAGCAGCGCCGTGGACAGGCAGCGTCACGCCGACCACCGCGGCCGACCCGTTCGTCGGTTGGTATGTGGTGCTGCAGCAACCCGCGCCGCCAGTGTTCAGCAGCGAGCAGATCGTCAACGTCGAGATCGAGGTGTACCTCGGATCGGGTTGGGGATATGGGCCGTGGGGACACTTCCCGTGGGGACACCCGCCAGCGGCGGCATCGATCAAGGTCGAGTACGAGTTCACGATCGAAGACCTGACGCCGCCGTGCATCGTCTCGGCCGAAACAGTAGACCCGTTCACGGCGCGCGTGACCTTCGACGACGAGATGGCGACGACCGGACCCGGCAGCGTGCTCGACGTCGACAACTGGATCAACACGATCGTGCGGCTCAACGACGACCCCGAACCCGGCGTGAGCCTCGAAGTGGTCGACGTCGCCGAGGTAGCGGGCAGCGGCGGCACTCAATTCGATCTGACGTTCCAGTGGGAGATGACGCCCGGCTGTCTCTACCGCATCGACGTCGACCCGCTCATCGAAGACTCGTCGGGCAACAGCATGGACGTGACGTGCTCGTCGACGCTGTTCTACGGTTTCCAGCCCGACGTGCCAGCGTGCCGTTTCTTCGACCACTGGCGGCAGATGGTGCCGCTCAAGAATCGGATCGAAGACGAGGCCCGCGACCTCGAGCGCTTCTCGCTCTGCGCGCAGGAGGCAGTCGAGCTGCTGCTCTACCAGATCGATCGCTTCACCGACCAGTTCGACCAAGACCTTGCGAGCGATGCTGTCATCGACGCGATGCTCTACGACGACGGCAATCCCTTCGAGTGGGCCGACCTCGAGCTGGACGCGGACCAGCGGCGCAAGCTGCTGCGCTACTTGATCAACATCTATAAGCTCAAGGGCACGTCGCCCGGCATCGAAGACACGATCTTTTTCCTGCTCGGCGAGGACGTGACCGTCGTCGAGTACGCGGCGGAAGGTTGGGTGCTCGGCGAAGACGAGCTCGGCGAAGGCAACATCGCAGAGGTGCTGTGCGACGCGGGCGAGCCGTACGACTTCTCGGTTTCCCGCGAGCTGCTGCTCGAGGTCGACTCGGAGCCACCGCAGACGATCACGTTCGACCCGACGGACTTCGTCGACCCGTTCAACGGCTTGGCGTCGGAGGTCGCGGCGGTCGTCATCGCACAGATCGTCGGCGGCGGTGCCTACGTCGTCGCGGCAGGCACGCCAGCGATCTACACCTCGCCCGCTGGCCCGTTCGCGCTCCTCGGCGGCGAGCAGCTCGACTTGACGATCCAGGGCGAGGCGCACAGCGTCGTGTTTCACGTGGGCGACTTCGGCGTGCCGGGAGCAGCGACACCGGAGGAGGTCGCCGCAAGGCTCGAGGCCGAACTCGAGGGCGTCGTCGTCTACGTGGACGGCGCGACGTTCGGCATCAAGACGATCCACACCGGAGCGGACGCGGAGATCGTGTTCGTCAGTGGCTCTGCGCTGGCTGGTTTGGGCATAGCGCCAGGCACGACAGCGACCGGCACCGACGCCAAGCGCGTCGCCGTTTACTCGAGCACCGCCGGAGTCGATTCGTGGGTGCGCGTCGACGGCGGCACCGCGAACGACGTGCTCGACTTCGACACCGACACCTATGGCGGCACGGGTGGCGCGATCCTCGCGCCGGATGACTCGTACACGCTGTATTGCTTCGACATCGAAACACAAACCGATCTAGACTCTGAGACGAAGGCAATCATCCGCAGGATCGCGGACTACATGAAACCGGCGCACACGCACTTGATCAACATCAGGACAGCGCCGCCGCTTCCGTGGCCCGACGGGTGGGTGCTCGGTGTAAGCGAACTCGACGTCTCGACAATGCTGACGTCGTAGGAGGGACGCCATGAACCTGTTTGATTTTTACTTCCGGCAGATCGTCACGCAGACCGTGATGGACTGGACGTTCGCGCAAGCGCAGCTCGCCGATCACGACCAGTCGGTCGACAACGTGTTCGTCGGCATCATGGACGGACTCAACGTAGTCGAGAACCATCTCGGGCCGGACCTGAGCGTCGACATCGACAACGGCGTCGCCTACACGCAAGAGGGTGCGCGGGTCTTCGAGGCCGACGTGCTGACCAATCTCAACTGCGCCGTCGACGAGTACAACGTCTCGACCGCGGTCGTGAACCCCGGCAACGAGCGGTGGCTCACAGTCTTCGCTCGCTTCACGCGCGACCTGCAGGATCCCGCCATCGACGGCAACGGTCTGGAGGTCTACACGAAGCAGCTCGAGGACTGCGAGCTGATCGTTCACCAGGGAGCGGAGGCGGGGATCGGACTCGCCTCGCGACCGGCGATGATCGACAACGCGGTGTTGCTCGCCGACATCAACTTGCAGTTCGGGCAGACGACGATCCAGACCGCGCTGCATATCCACTACGACCGCCGACAGGACTGGACGCGCGTGGTCGGTACGACGCTCGCCGACTTCGTCCACGGCAACGCGAAGGACGCCGTCGAGGAGCTGTACACGACGCTCGACTCGTGGGCCGCAATCGGTTCGCCGTTCGTGTTCAGCGAGACGTGGTGGGGCGTGCAGCCCGTGCTCGGCCCGACGCCGCCGCCGGTCAACGTCAGCATGGCGCTCGACGCGATCGTCTACGACCTCGCGCGCGCGTTCATTCCGAGCGGCGCAAGCCGAGTCGGGATCGAGACGTTCACTGGCCCAGGCGCGTACGTCTCGTGGCCGAACACGAACATCGAGTCGGCGATGGGAACCATCGGCACCGACCTCGACGCGCACATTGGCGGAGCGCCGCCGCAGCACCCCGCGACGTCGATCACGTTCGACGACACGATCCTAGATTCGATCTTCGGTTGGGGACCGGGGACGTACAACGACGTGCAGGCGGCGGTCGACGCGGCGTTCCAGATCATCAACACGTCGCTCGCTGGCAACGCCGGATCATCGTACATCGGCGTCGTGTCACTCACAGGCGACCCCGAGAGCAGCGCCGCGCCGCACGACCTCTCGACGGTGCTGCAAGAAATCTTTAATCACCTCAACGACCGACCGGAGCGCAACGTCAGCGAGGCGATCCCGAACGACATCAACCTCGCGCACCCCGCCGTTGGTTGGTTCATGACTGGATCTCGCTTCCCGCAGTTCGGCACACGCGTGAACTGGAAGCAGCAGATGAACAAGGAGATTTACCGCAACAGCGCCGGAAGCGTGCACTATCAGGGCGCGTACGGCGCATGGAACGAGCCGCTGCGACAGGTGCAGCCCGCGCCGTTCGACAAGATGCTCGACATCTGCCCAGGGTGGGACGAGGACCGCGACAACCCCGTCGCGTTCGTCGTGTCGGCAAACTACGCGGGGATCGGACAGGTGAACCTGTACAGCGGAGGAGTCGACGTCGTCGCCGCATCGATCGTCGGAACGGCTCCCGCAGGCACGAACACGTACGTCAGCATCTGCAGCGATGGCTGGTTTGTGTTCCTGGCAGGTCGGCGGAACGCCGACGGTGCGCTCGTGGTCTACCGCTACAACACGAACACGAACCCCGGACAGCTCACGTACGAAGAGCACAACTATTACACGGGATCGCCGTTCGCCGCGTACGCCAACGCGAACGAGCGCACGCGCATCAAGGCAGGTCGACACACGATCGCTGTGACGTGCGCCGTCAACGCGGTCGACGACTCGCTCGCGATCATCGACAAGTACGATCTCACGAACGGCGTTTTCGGGCGCGGCAACATTCCCGCTGGTGGTGGCGTCGGCTACTGCGAGGGAGGCCTCGACTGTTTCCGCGGCGACATCTCGAGCAAAGAAGACCTGTACGCGTTCACGATCTGGGGCGACGGAACGGGCACGCTAGGCAATACCGGCTACTTCGCAACCGCGCGCGTCACGTGGGCGGGAGCGACGATCACCGGCGTCGTCGCGCCAACCGAGGCAGAGCTCGCCGCTCCGCAGCTACTCGGCACGCACTGCTACGAAGTGCTGTACGACGGGCAGTCGGTTTGGATGGCAGGCACCGACCTGCTCGTCGCCTACTACTGCGACGTCGCGAGCGCAGTCGTAGGCGAGAGATTCGACACCGTCTATCAGTCGAATTTCCTCGAGCCGATCTTGCCCACGAAGCCGCGCCTCGCGTTCGACGGCATCCGCCTGTGGTGGTGCGGCCGACAGCGCTTCGGCACCGGCGGACAGGACCGGCACTGCGCGCACGCGATCGAGGTCGCGAAGGGCGTACCCTACACCGGGCCGTGGCTCGTCACGCAGTTGCCCTTGCAGGTCGACGTTCACTACACGCCGACGTACCCGCCGCCCGCTGGCGTCGAAGTCGGTCGCGTGACCATCGTCGGCGATACGCTGTTCATGATCAGCGAGGAGGGTGGCGGCGCTGTTCTCAAGGCCGTACCGAACCTTGCAAACCGACTCAACACGGCGACGTGGTAGGAGGACACAATGTCAGAAGCACCACTGTTTGAAAGGAAACCACGCGGATCGATCGACGGCGTCACGCTTCGTGGCCACGTGACAGTCAGCAGCGGCGCACGCACCGAGGAGCAGGCGCTGCCGATCGAATTCGACAACGAGGTCGCGAGCGAGATGGTGGTCATGCTCACGCCGACGCAAGACGTTGGCGCTCGAAACTACTTCGTCACCAGCATCGCGGGCGACAGCTTCACCGTCGAACTCGACGACGTCGCAGGCAGCGACCTGACGTTCATGTGGCTGCTGTACCTCCCGCCGATCGACCCCGACGTATTCGGCGGGCCGGAGGAGTAACGCGCAAGCACGACCAACGGAAAGAGCGAACGGTGAACCATGCCCGACCACGACAACGACATTCGAGTCAGCTGCGCCAAGCGCTTCGCGACCATCGACGGATCGATCAATTCATTCGAGCAGGCGCTGCGACAATTCCAGTTGACCAACGAGCGCGTGGTCCGAACCGAGGAGTCGGTGCGCGGGCTATGGAAGGAGCTGCGCGAGGACGTCATGCCCGAGCTGAAACAGGTGCCGCGCGACGTACGCGAGGCACTCGACCAGCAACGACGGGACACGGCGACGGCGCTCGACACTCACCGACGCGACATGGTCGAGGCGCTCGACAAGCACGCCTCTGACTGCCCAGCGCGGACGAAGGCGATGCGTCGAGCGACCGGACAGAACGGCACGACGAGCGATCCGCCGCCGACAGGACGCATCGAGCTAGAACCCGCGCCACCAGTGGCCCAGCCGCGCCGATCGCTCTTGCCCGTGTCACCAGTGGCGATCCGCTGGTTGATCTACATCGGCTTGATCATCGGCGGCGCAATCGCAGGACTCGCCACCGCGTTCGGCGTCGAACTCGGATTGCCCGACCGAGCGCCAGCCGCCACCGCCACCGACCACGACGGCAAGCCACCGGCCGCGCCAGCAGATGCCCGCCCCGCCCGTCCAGCCTTCCCGAGATTGAAACCGATCGGCGACTAGTCGCAAACCCGTAGACCACGTGGGCCAGCGGCGATCCTGACCCCCGACGGGATCTGCGCTCACCCGCGCCACGAGTGGGTTTCCGCGCCTCGCGGCAAACCGACACTCGAAATCGCTCTCGCCAGCTAATGACGTGGGTTTCCGGTACACAACGTCGAGAACGGCGGCAGTTCGCGCAAACCCGCACCACGAGTGACCGCCAGGAATCAACCGGAATCCGCCGCCCCGCACCCCGAAAACAGCCGAAAAACGGCCCCTTGGAGCAACTAAAATTCGTGGGTTTTCGTGCACTTAGAAAAAACATCAAAAATAAGTTGTACGCGTACTTGAAAACAGCGATAAAGGGAGTGTAGGAGGTTGTTGTGATGAAGACGAAAGCGGAAATCAGGAAGGCAAACAGGGCGGCGCGGAAAGGCCAAGAGCGCCCGACCGGTCAGTGGATTCGGACCGACGCCCGCCTCGCCGTCTACCTCCGCGACGAGTTCAAGTGCGTGTACTGCGGGGCCGACCTTCACGGCGCGGCCAAGACCGACGTCACGCTCGACCATGTTCACCCGTACAGCAAGGGCGGCGAGAACACGCCCGACAACCTCGTCACCGCCTGCCGCAGCTGCAACTGCGCACGCGGCGCTCGCTCGCTGGCACAGTACGCCGACCCGAGCACCCGCCGCGCCGTCAAGCGGCAGACCGCCCGCTCGATTCGCAAGTACCGCGACCTTGCCCGCTCGATTCTCGAGGGCGAGTCCTTCGAGGCCACTTGCGACGTGTGGGAGATGGAGAAGTAAACCCGGCGCGGACACCGCGCCACAACGATGCGGCATCAAGCCGCGAAGCCGTAGGAGGCAAACCATGACCACGAAGACCACGAAGAAGAACACCGCCGCCAAGAAGCCCGCCGCCGCGACGAAGGCCGAGAAGAAGCCCGCCGCCGCCACCGCCGCCGACGACAAGCCCTGGCGCAAGTACGCGGACAAGTTCGACCGCGTCACCGTCGACGCCGAGGTGCCGGGAGTCGGGACCATGAAGATCGACCTCGTGCAGGTCGAGCTGGACGGCGAGAAGTTCCGCGCGCCGACCCGCAAGGAGTGCCAGACGTGGCTGCGCGAGCAGCGCAAGGCCAAGGCCGTCGAGCTCAAGATCGCGCGCGACGCCGAGCGCGAGCGCAAGTCGCTGGAGAAGGCCGAGAAGATGGGTCCGGCCGTGACCGACCGCCTCGCCAAGACCGCCGCCCGGATCGAGACGCTCGCCACGAACCCGACCGTCGACGAGGCCGACGCCAAGGCGCTCGCCGACGCCGTCGCCGCCATCCGCGCCGTGGTCGCCAAGCGCGTCGCCGCCGACGCCGCCGCCGACACCGACGCCGACTAGAGTCCCCTGGCCCCGCGCTTCGGCGCGGCGGCCGTTGAGCGCACGACCTCGCGGTGGTGCTCTCAACCGTCGCCACGACGATAGGAGGCAAACCGTGACCAACAAAGAGAAAGCCAAGTTCTTCGAGCAGCGCGACCTGTGGGCGCAAGCGATCCGCAAATCCGAGCGCGAGAACATGCGCGCCGTCGCCGCCAACGACTTCGGCAAGCCGCAGCGCCCGTACGGGCATATCATGCCGAAGGACACGTTCGCGTTCGTCGGCGAGATCAAGGTGCCCGTCCGCACCGCCGTCGCTCACTTCGGCAAGCTCTCGCAGGAGTTCACCGACCTCGACGACGCGAAGCGGTGGGTCGCGGAGCAGCACCAGAAGTGGGAGTCCGAGCACGGAGCCGACTTCGAGAAGCAGGTCGCTCGCGTCGAAGCCAAGCGCGAGATCGCTCGCGTCCTCGACACGATGAACGAGCTGCTCGCCAAGTTCGAGGAGTCGCTGACCGACGAGCAGGCGAGCCTGCTGGCAGACGCCGACGCGCTGCTCGCCATCGCGCACAAGACCATCAACGCGGACGGCACGACGCGCACGATCGTCGAGGCCAAAGACAGCGCCGCGTAGTCGGAAACCCGCGCCGTAGAAGGCGCTCAAACCAAGGAGGCAAACCATGACGAAGTCAGAGGTGATGAACAAGCTGCTGGCGATGCAGGAAGGGAAGCACTTGGGCGACCTGTGTGGCTGGTCGCTCAACGGCGCGCACCGCCAGTCGGCGGTGATCGCTCTCGCCGAGCAGTACGGACTCGACGAGGATCTCGGACTGCCGAAGCTCTCGCCCGCCAGCGCGTACCGCCGCGCGGTCAACGACGCCGTGAAGGGTGGACGCCGCGACGAGCGGCGCTTCGCGGCGGTCAAGCTCGAGGAGAACGAGTTGAAGATCGTGCACGCCATCGTTCGGCGCGACATCGTCGACGCCGCAGGCGGCTCGCTGTCGCCGAAGGACGCCGCGTTCGAGACGGAGTGCAAGGTCGGCTTCGACAAAGAGGCGTACAAGGACGGCAAGCTGCCCGAGGAGATGCTCAAGCTGTCCGACGAGACGCACCCGATCGCGCAGAAGGCGAAGGCGTCGTACGAAGACCTCTGCGTCCGCTACCTGCCAGGCGACATTCGCGTCGCGTTCCAGCGCGCGTTCGAGCGGTGGGGAGCGATCCGGCTGCTCGAGCACGGCGGCTTGTGGTGGGTGCCGTCGCCGAACGCCGACCGGGTCCGCGCGTGGAAGGAGTTTATGACCGCGCTCGGCAACTCGACGGTGATCATCCCCGTGTTCGACACCGAGGAGACGATCAGCAGCTTGATCGCGGCGTCCGAGGAAACGCTCGAGGCGCGGCTCGACGGACTCATGGAGCAGCTGCAGTCGTTCTGCTCGAAGGGGAACACGCGCGTGTCGACGCTGGAGAAGCGGGTCGAGATGTTCGACGACCTCCGCGACCAGATCGAGCTGCACGCCCGCGTGCTCGGCAACAAGCAGGACGAGCTGATGAAGCGGCTCAACGACGCGCACAAGGGACTCGTCGCGTCACTCGCCGTCGTCGAGGAAGCGAAGCACAACTAGGGCGCAAGCCCGGCGCTTGGAGGAGCGCCGAGGCCCGCTTGCCAAGTGGATGAGCGGGCTTCGAGGTTCCTCGAGGTGAGAGGACCGAAGGAGGCAAACCGATGAACGCAAAAGCACAGAAGCCGCAACCCGCATTCGAGCAGCCGAAGTCGCTGCCCGACCTCGACGACGCCATCGCGCGCGCCAAAGAGGTGACCGCGCAACTCGACGACGCGTTCCCCGAGCGCACCTCGCTCGTGCGTGGCGCGATGACCGCGCTACTCGCCCGCGAGCACGTCCTGATGCTCGGACCTCCCGGCACCGCGAAGTCGATGTTCGCGCGCACGTTCGCGAACGCCGTCGCTGGTGGATCGTACTTCGAGATCCTGCTGACCAAGTTCACGACAGTCGAAGAGGTCTTCGGCCCCGTGTCGTTCAGCGCCTTGAAGAACGATCGCTTCGAGCGGATGCTCGACGGCTACGCGGCGAAGGCTCGCGTGATCTTCGACGACGAGATTTTCAAGGCGTCGAGCGCGATCCTCAACACGAAGCTGACGCTGATGAACGAGCGCAAGTTCCACAACGGCGGACAGCTCGTCGACTGCGCCCTCGAGATCATGCTCGCGGCGTCGAACGAGTACCCGCAAGACGACTCGCTGCAAGCGCTGTTCGACCGCATCGGCTTCAAGTTTTGGGTCGACTACATCAGCGACCGCGACTCGCTCGCGAAGCTGCTCGCCGGAGGCAGCAAGCCAGTGACGGCGAAGCTCGAGCCGGGCGACCTCGACGTGCTGCGCGACGCCGTCGAAGCGATGCCGTTCAAGAACGGCGAGATCGACACGCTGCTGAACATCAAGGCGGCAGTCGAGGACGAGGGTTTCGTCGCGTCCGACCGGACGTGGGTGAAGGCCGTTCGGATCATCAAGGCGCGCGCCATGCTCGCCGGTCGCGACCACGTCGTGAGCAACGACTTCATGGTGCTGGCCGACGTGCTCTGGAAGGAGCACAAGGAGCGCGAGCGCCTGTCGACGATCATCGGCAACGCCGCCGACCCGTACGGCGCGCGCGCCGAGGCGATCATCGACGCGGTGAAGACCGCGATGCGCGAGCTGCCCGACATCTCGCTGCTCAAGAGCGGGCAGATGACAAAGGTCGAGATGATCAAGAAGATCAGCGACGTGTCGAGCAACGTCGCCAGCCGCCGCGACGCTCTGATGGACGTCATCGACGAGGCTGGCGACGACAACCCCGCGATCGCCGAGGCCAACGAGACGGTGAGCGCCGCCATCGCCAACGTCGACGAGATGATGAGCACGGTGACGTTTTTCCGCCAGAAGAAGTAAAGGTGCGCGATGTCTGAACCTCTCGTCTACAAGCCAAGCGGCTTTCAGCGTCATCTGTGGAAGTACCACAAGATGGTCGACCAAGCCGCAGAGCAATCCGACCGAGTCGGACGCGACCGCTACGAAGCGTTTTCGGACTTCTCGTCGGAGGTGTTCCACCGTCTCTATGCGGAGCAGCCCGACAAGCTCGAGGAGCCAGCGACCGGAGCTGACGTGTTCGTCAAGCTGCACGAGCGCATCGACGAGCTGCCCGAGGTCGAGGACTTCCGCCAGCGCAGCAAGGGCAACGAGCGGTGGGCCGGAATCGGCACAGCAGCTGTCATCGACACGCTGCTCGACTCCGTGCCAGCGCCCGAAGAACCCGTCGAGGATCTGCGCGGCGACGAGGACGTCATCGAGTACCTCGAGCGGTTGCGCGACAAGGCGGAAACCGACGAGGAGCGCGAGGCGCTGCAGGAGACGATCGACGAGCAGCTCGACCCGAGCAACCCGAACGGACTGCCCGCGCGCAAGCAGCGCAACGAGCAGGCGGCGTCGATGCTCGACGACACCGACGTGCGCAACGCAATCCGCGAGGCCATGAAGAAGGCGAACGAGCAGGTCGACGCCGAGGAAAGGCTCGTCGACGCGTTCAGCTTCGGCATGGAGCCGCACAGCGGGCGAAAGGCGCGGATGGCCGTGCACAAGAAGCTCGCGTCGGTGGTGAACCAGAACTCGCGCCTCAAGCGGATCGCAGAACTCGCAGGCAGGATGCGGCGCATCGCGATGGAGCAGCAGCGCCAGAAGCCACAGAAGGGGACCGACGAGGTGACGGGCGTCGAGTGCGGCGACGAGCTTCGCAAGATGGTGCCCGCAGAGGCGCTCTACACCGACGACGACATCGACCTCGTGTTCGCGTCCAAGCTGCACGAGCGCTCGCTGCTACAGTTCGAGTTGTCCAAGACGCCGAAGAAGGAGCAGGGGCCGATCGTCATGGTCGTCGACTCGTCGGGATCGATGAGCGCCGGAGACGCCGACGTGTGGGCCGCTGCCGTCTCGCTCGCGTTCCTCGAGATCGCCTACAAGCAGAAGCGCGCGTTCGCGATCGTTCACTTCGGACGCAACGTGCTCCGCGTGGACACGTTCACGAAGTGGGCCGACATCGACCGCGAGGAGGTGCTCGCCGCCGTGTCGTTCTTCGCCGCCGACGGCGGAACGAACTTCATGGAGCCGCTGTCCGAGGCGGTCAAGAAGATCCGCGACACCGGCGCGTTCTCCGAGGCCGACATCGTCATGGTGACGGACGGCAACGCCAACGTCGACGACTCGTGGCTGGCGCAGTTCAAGGCGGCGCAGCGCGAGCTGTCGTTCTCCGTGTACTCGATCCTCGTCGGAAGCTACACGAACGCCGACACGAACAAGCTGTTCAGCGACGAGACGGTGCACCTCGACGAGGTGCTTCGCAACGACGAGGCGATGCACAAGTTCTTTCAGAGGGTCTGATGGAGTGCATTGGCTGCGGCTACTGCTGCCGAACGGTATCGTGCGGCATCGACCGCACGGAGGTGAGCCGCGGCCAATGCAAGCACCTCGAGTGGGACGGCCACCGCTGGCGCTGTAGCTACTACGAACAAGCCGACAAGCAGGAGAGGCGTCGAGTCGAGCGTGTGCTCGGCATCGGCGCTGGTTGCTGCAACGGACTCAACACGTACCGCATCGTCGACTACGTGCCGACGCCCGACGAACTCGAGGACGAGCAAGCGCTGCTGGCACGACTCGGCGCTCGCTACACGCAAGCGCTGATCGCTAAGTCGCGCACATGGAAGGAGGAGCCATGATCTGTTTCAGGTTCGAGCAGGCACTCATCGAGGTGTCGATCTTCGGCAGCAC